GTGAATTCTTCAAGTGGTTAAGGAGAAATGTTAAAAGAATTTTTCCACATACCAGTAGAACAAGTTTTAATTCTGTTCACTATCTAAAATATTTAGAAAATTCAAATGCAAAACCAAGTGTTAAGCTCAAATTATTGAAACAATTTGAGAAATTTAAAAAAGAAGGTATTGATGAAAATACAAAATTAACACCTGAACAAGTTAAAAAATGGACTTTGCGTGAAGCATTTGTTAAAACAGAAAATTTAAATTATCGTACACCACACGGAGTATTAGATAAGGCACCTAGGTTAATACAAGGTGGAAAAAAAGAATTTATCTGTTTGGTTGGTCCATGGATAGCAGCGCTTCAATATCACATTAAAAAAGATTGGAGTGTTGATAATTTTATATGTTTTACATCTGGGGTAGAAAGCAGTCAAGCAGCTCGGATGATGAATAAATACAGGGTTTGGATGGAAGATGATGTTAGCGCTTGGGATGCATCAGTGGGACAAGAACTTCTCAACATTGAATTGTGGTTGTACACCTATTTTGGTGCACCATATGCTGTTAGACAATTAATGGCAAAAAATGTTGATACACGAGGAATAACCACTAAAGGATGGTTTTTCTATAGAGAAGGTTGTCGTAAAAGTGGAGATCCCTATACATCATTAGGAAATTCAATATTAAATGGTCTTATACATTTGTTTATATATTGTAGGCACCACAGAATAGGAATAAAAGCATGCAGGCAAAGGTTTACAATGTTAGTTCAGGGTGATGATAATTTAATGAATACTAACACAATTGATGATATCAATTGGAAGGAACAAATGTTAAAATTCGGTTTTAAATGTATTGCTACATACAAAGTTGACAGGGACAAAGTGGAATTTTGTTCTTCACGAATGTATGAAGGTGACAATGGTGTCACCTTCGGTCCAATACCCGGAAAAGTTATTGGTAAATTTGGAATATTTTGTCAACCTCCTCTTGACGTAAATCCATACGATGTATTGTATGGATCAGCTGTTGGTTTGGAAAAATCAGCAATTAATGTTCCAATTTTAAATGAATATGTTCAGCGCATGAAACAATTAGCTGACGTAGAGAGGGAAAATAACACAAGTAAAGAAGTACGTCCTAGCAACTACGGACTAGGACAAGTCACAGATGAATGGAAAATGAAATCTGAAATTAAAATTAGAATAAATAGTTTGACCAAAGCAAGTCAGGTTAATAAATATTCATATAGTACATGGATGGGTTGTACATTGGCCAGGGAGCTTAATGATACAAAACTAAACCAACCATTACCGAAAATTCATGAGTATATTGTTGATTGTGATACCAGCGGTATTCCTATTTATTCTCGTGGCGGTTGCTCTTCTCCAAAGCAAACGATGGTGTTATAAATAATTAAAAACTGTGTCCTCGAGATGCATTAGGATCGGATAGAGTAGTGTAGTTTAGAGATCGG